GAATATTCCCGGTCGGGCTATTTTTCCTGATTCCTGCACTGATCATGAAATCAGTTCGGCTTACCAGCCGGCAGCGATCGATAACCGTTCCCAGACGTAACCCTGGCGCCTCAAGGGTCAGGGATAGGGGGAATGCTATCTTCATTCCTGTCTTTATCTGGGTTACGTGTAGGCGACCATCAACGATATCACTAAATTTCATATTTACGATATCCTCCCTACGTTGACCAGTAACGAGCGCTAAATCCATCGCGAGAGGGAACCATGCAGGCATATGCTCTGCTGCCGCTCGAGTGGCGTTATATGTTTCCAGTTGCAGGCGTTCCCTGGCCACCTTAATTTCAGGTGCTCGGGTTGGCTCAACCGGATTCGTTGTTATTCTTCCTTCCACAATTGCCTCACGAAACATGTCAGATAGTACAGACCTCATCGCCCCCGCCATCGTGTTTTTACCTTCCGCGATCCATGATTCCAGAAACTCAGCAATATGCCGCGTGGTCACATCTGCCAGTATCATTTCCCCCATTTTTTCGCGCACGGTCGCTAACTGATTGCCGCGAATTTTGTATGTGTTGGCCGCTAAATCCCGTCGTTTTAGTAACACGTCATAGCGGTCTATCCACATTGAAACGGTAAACGTATCGCTCCCCTTTAACTTTTCTATCAGGGCGGCAGGGGTGTAGTTCTGGTAAATATAATTATTTGCTTCAATTGCCTGTGCCACGGCATCACGGCGAGCAATTTGGCCTAGGGCAATTTCTTTTTTGGTAACTGGGTTTCGCCAGTAAAATGCCCTATCATTTTTACGATATGTTAGATTTTTAGGTAGATTGGCATCATACTTTTTTTGACTCATTTATTAACCGCTCCAGCAACGCACTTTTTTTACCAGTTCGCCCGTTAGGATGGTGCTGTTCAAGCACCAGTCCCACTTTATTCGGCTTGATATAAAACGCGTCCGGATCAACCCGATACGTTCTGCCATGTAATACTGGAGTCGGGTAAATATTTCCGTTTCGCGCCCATCGTCTTAGTGTTGTGAGAGGTGGCGGATCATCGGGATAATTTAATTCACCCCAGGTTTCAAGTCTCACAAAGCTCATAGTCATGTCTCTTTACTTCATGACCGCCGCCAAATATACGGCGTGGCGGTCGGTCAGGGTTGAACATCAATGATCAGGGTAAAATTTAAAGGACTGCTGACCGCCGCCCGGTAAAACTTTTACATCTCCGGCGCGCCGTCCTGTAAATCCTGCCCAATGTGCGGCGCGTATCCTGTCAGCCTGCTCTTCAGTCAGGCAGGGTTGCGGCAGAGCGGAGTTTTTCCGGTGCTCTGCAACGCGTATGGATTCGCCGGCTTCGTGTAACTTCTGGCACAGGGGGCAAAGGTCGCGTGTATCCATCATCCGGATCTTTCCATCGAAAAATATGTTGCCATGCCATGTAGCGCAGTTCCGGCACACGGGCGCATCGCAGGTGAACATGGCTCGACATTTTGTCATGTGTCCGTGTTCATCCTCATCGGCATCCCATCCGATGATCCCGTCACAAAGCAGGGTGGCCGGGGCGCCGCAGAACATACAGACAGGCTTCTTCATGCTGCAATTCCCTCCCCGTTGACGCACAATTCCGGCAGATTCGCACGCACCAGCGCCTCAGCAAACTGCGGCGGAACGGCATTACCACAGCGCGCTACTTGCTTGTCCTTCGCATATTTCACACCACGAAAATCATGCTCAATGATGTACCAGTCCGGAAATCCCTGGGCGCGGTAGAGTTCGCGCGGTTGCAGCATCCGCATTCCGATATCTACGATGCGGTAAACCACTCCGCCGACAGTGACCAGACCAGTGCAGTTTTCTCTGCAATATTTCCGCAGGAACGCCAGTACCTGTTGTGCGCGTTCTTCGTCGTACTCATCGACAGCCAGGCTGGTCTCGATATTACCTACATGCAGGCCTCCTGCCGTGACCGTCGGCATCGGCTCGTCAACACGTTGACCATCCCGGCAGGTGCCGCGCAATTTGACCAAGTGGGATGCCAGAATTGCATGATGATTTCCCGTTGTTACTGTGTGAGCAGGTGAATCAGCAGCGCCGCCAGCATGTCCTGTGTTATTGACCATAAGGTGCGCGGATACAACAGCGTGATGATCGACAGTTGTTATTGAGTGCGCAGGTTCCTCCAGTCCTATACCTGGCCCCGTATAATTCCCACCGTAGTGTTTCGCCAGGAATGCGCTGGTGATAGCAAACTTACCGCCGCCGGCAGTGACCGTGCCCAGCGGTTTTCCGAGCTGGAGTACGCGAGGCTGTTGGCCGGGACGTTCTCCATAGCCCATCTGAATAAGCGTGGCGGTCGTTAACTGGCTTTTCCCGCCACCGCCAGCGGTGACAGTGGCGCCCGGTTCGTCTGCCCGATGACCGATACTGGCCCCGAACTGGCGGGTAATGACCGGGGCGATCAGGCAGGCACGGGACTGTTTCAGAATGGTATGCGCGGGTTTATCCAGCGGTCTCGGTTTTGCCTGGTACTCGCTGCCACCATTACCAGCCAGAAAAGGTGTTAATGCGGCCTCAACAATACCCAGGGCATGACCGTTTCCACCCGGTCGCGTCGATGTGCCTGCGGTGATGGTGGGCGCGGGGTCTGTGACATTTTGCCCCATAGCGCCGGTACGGAATTTTGTAAGATGAGGGACTGCCACGGCATAACCGTGTTTTTTTGTGATTGTCTGTAGCGGTTCCTGTAAACCCTGACCGCGAAAACAGTCGTAACTCGTTTTGGTGCTGGTGTGGTTGCACTTCACGATAAACGGCGACGCATTGTTGATAACAAATCGCTGTATGCCACGCGCGATGCGCTTTAAGGTATTTTCAGCCAGCGGCTTTTTGCGCCCGAAAATTGACGGTGCCGGAATTGACCAGTCGATGCATTCCGCTGCGGTTCTCCAGGGTTTCAGACGCCCCGATTTCACCGATTCTGATTTCGGATCTCCGTGGGTTGGTTCCGGCCATACAACCGGCTGACCGTCGCAACGCGCCACCATGAAGAACCGCTTACGGATGGTCGGCGCGCCATAATCGCAGGCGCGTAATTCCCGGTATTCAACGGTATAACCCAGACCGTTGACCAGTCGATTTGCCTGCTCACTGTGAATATCGATTTCCAGAAACTCACAGCATTCCACCAGCGCAGGATGATCCGCGGGAATGCCCGTAGTTAACATTCCTACAAACGCCTCAAAGGTTTCTCCGGTGCGTTCAGGATCAGGACGCATTTCCCCGGCAAGCAGCGGTCCCCACGTTCTGAACTCGCCCACGTTTTCCAGCATCATTACCCGTGGCTTTACCTCCAGCCCCCAGCGAAGCGCGATCCATGCCAGCCCACGAATTGACTTCTCCACGGGCTTTGCGCCTTTGGCTTTGGAAAAATGGCGGCAGTCAGGGGAATACCACGCCAGCGCGACGGGACGGCCAGCGGTCACTATTTTGGGGTTAACGGTAAAAACCGACTCACAATAATGCAGCGTGTCGGGATGATTAGTTGTGTGCATTGCAACAGCATTCGGGTCGTGGTTGATGGCAATATCAACGCTGCGACCGATCGCCATTTCTATTCCGGTACTGGCGCCACCACCACCAGCAAAATTATCCACAATGATTTCGTTATTCACGCGTATTTCTCCATTTCCTTACACAACACCTCAGCGGCGGTAACCACTGACGGGACAGGCAGTCGCTCCAGCCACATACGGTTAATGTGGTGCTTCAGTCTGTGCTGGTGATGTACTGGAAGATCCCCGGCCCCTTCAGTACGGGAAAAAATAAGCTCCACCTCAGCAGGCCAGACGGTTTCCGGAATTGCCGGCAGCAGCATATTTTCCAGTTCAACGATGCGGTTTAAGGCGTAACACAATATTTTTTCCACGCTGTTTTCCTGTTTTCAGGCTGTACGAATCCCGCCGCGTGAGCGGTGTTTAAAAGCATTTTTACGGTTAATTAATTATTCAGCAGGCGATCTTTATTCCTTAATACATTTAAACTCTTCCAGCGTGACTTTCTCTTCGCGTGATTTTCCGGCTTCAGTTCTGCCGGACAGCATTTTTTCACACTCGGCTTTATTCATTTTTTTGTCAGAAAAACGAACCCAGTTTGTCGGGGAATTACCCGGCTTTTTGACGATGGCGGTTATTTTGTACATAGCCCGGTCTCCTTTTCCGGTGCTGCTGCCAGCATCGCACCATAAATTAATGACACGTCAATTTTTCCGACAGTCTCAATCATGCATGACGCCATAATTTTTCCTTCAGCAATCATGTCTTCGTCCGCCTTTTCGGGGGCCAGTTTCCAGCCATCCGGAATTACCGGAGAATTGCCCCCCGCGTTTGGATGCAATCCCCGGATGCCATCTGCTAACTCAGCTAATGCGTATGACCAATCGTGTTGGGTGTCATTACCGAACTCAAACACACCGGTGTCAGAGTCGTACCGTCCGTGTTCGTTATCGAATGCTTGTCTCTGCTTATCTACCCAGGAAGCCGCGGCCTCAATGCCATCACGATAAAATGACACTACCGGCACTGGCTGGACGCTGTACTCATGTGCCACAGCCATTTGTGGGTGATTGGGATTATTACACGGCACTCCACACACCTTACAGACAGCGTGCTGTATCCCGTCCAGCCTGCGGCGTTCCTGTAGCTCTCGCATCGCCGCTGCAATATCGGTGTAGTCAGTCAAAACTGAATCGTCGCAGATTTCAGCGCGTGCCAGAATTTCAGCTATTTTCCTGTCTGTTAGTTTGTTATTGCTCATCGCAATACATCCTCCACACTGATTAACCCTTTACGGCTCAAATAGTTCATTGCGGCGCTGTGTAACTTGCTGTTCGGCCTGGCGTTTCTAAGCGAGTGGGCCAGACGCTTAATCCACATCGTTAATTCTTCCACTTGCTTTTTTGCTTCTTCCAGTTGTTCGCGCACCTGTCGCATATCATCACGCTGAGTAAGTGCCGATTCAGGCATGGAATGTTCGGCACACGGGATTATTGTGTGAACGTCTGAGTATTCGCCGCCACCGTCACTGAATGCCATTACACAACCACACTTTGATTTGCCGTTCACAAAGACAATTTTGTTACTCATAATGACCGTCCTGCACGTTGCGTAACCAGATACAGACCGCGCCGTCTTCGGTGTCGTGAATGGAACCGACAAACCAGCCGTTACCTGCTGGCGGATCTGGTTGCCACGTTGAAATGTCGCATCCGTCAACGTCAGGATCTATTTCCTCGTCATCCAGGTATGAGACTTTCCATTCCAAACCGTTAGCCTCCAGCCAGGCATTAAACTCGTCTGGAGAGATAACCTCACGACCATCGCAAAACTGTTTGTACAGCGGGTGAGTCCAGTAACCGTAATTATCGCGCTCTACGGGTAATGCAGTGATTTTGTTCATTATCATTTCAGGCGGTCAGCGACCGCCAGCCTCCGTTATGCGGTCACGTTCTCTTCCATGCCAGCGTTTTCGACGACGCTGTACTCACCTGTGATGACAGACGCATCAGCCGGATCGATAGTCAGCGTCTCCTTTTCGTCCACTGATACCGCGCGCTGGATCTCAATGGATACAGGCAGGTATTTGAACAGGCGGCGTATGGCGGTTTTTTTTGCCATTTCCTCCCAGTGAGTAACCCACGGGCCGTTGTTACCGGCTTTGCTCTGTGCCCGTACCAGCTCTATCTGTTTACGGGTCATTACCTCAAACTGTGTGCCGCCATCTTTAAGGCGGGCAACGGCATAGACATGAGTAACTGGTGCATCTTCGTTCTCACCCGGACGGTGTACCAGCTTCTCTTCCAGACCAAACTCGAAGCTGAAATCGTCACCTTCGCGGACGACGCGCGCGGAAAGACTTGCAATCTGTCCGGAACGGCGGGCAAGGTCGATCATTCCCCGGTAGCCAATAATTAACTGAACGTTTTTTTTGCCTGACTTTTCGTTTCTGTTTCCGAACGGTAGCAGATAGGCATGACCGAGCGCGCCGCCGGGTTCCAGCCCAAGCTGGGAACACTGAACGATGGCGCTGACAAAACTCATGGTGTCACAGTCACCCAGCGCCGGAACTTTTCGGATTTCCGTTGTGGCTATCCGGATCATGCGTTCCGCTGTCATGTGGCGGGGCAGGGCCGCCGCCAGTTGTTCTTTCATGGAAGGCTGGTTGATAAAGCTGATCACATCGTTGTTATTTTTCACTGCCGTCGGGGTGCGTGCTCCCTGTGTTTTTTGCAGGTCGGCTTTTGCAATAGGTGGTTGTTTAGGCATTTGCATTCTCCTTCGCCCAGCGGGGCAGTGATAAAGTTTTAATGGCAGGCCATTCATCGTTATTAAGGCATTCGGCCAGGGTTTGCAGATTGCGACGATATTCCCGCTGACCTGCCAGTTTTGCGTCTTCACCCATCATGAAAATCTCAACCGGGTAACGCCCACATTCGGCGGTTGTACTGGCAACAAGGAAGACGAAGGTGGGAATCTCACCGAACTGCGCCCGATAACCGTCGCTGTAGAAAGCGTCCTGTACGTGGTAGCGATAATCGTAATAAGCTGTCCTGAACCGCTGGATATCAGCAGTGGTTTTCACATCCATGATCCAGTGAAATTCAGGGATGATTTTGTCCGGACGGCACCGACACAAAATTCCTGTTTCCGGATCTTCCCAGTAGACTGATGATTCAGCATATCCGGCGCTTTCAACCAGCCACTGCCCCAGCGGTAACGCCATCACACTCTGGTACATAAGTTCGATTTTCCGGCCTTCTTCTGCCGTAAGCACGGTTCTTCCTGTCCGGGCGCATTCTTCCAGAAAGGTTTTCTCTTCTTCTTTTCCTGCACTGGTACGGCGGTTAAACTCCGGTGCGATGATGAAGCGTTTACTGAATTCCTCTGGTTCCAGTACCCGGCAGTGAAAAGCCGTTCCTGTATCGAGAGATTTTGTTTTCTCCGTGTCCACGGGGGCATTTTTGCGCCAAAGATAAATTGCTGGTGTATCTGCGATATCATCAAGCTGTGATTTACTGACGCCCGGGCCAGCGTGATACGCCTCGTTAGGGATGTCATAGTAAATGCCTGGCTGTATATCATCAGGGACAGTGATATTTCCGTTTTCTATGGAATCTGCCGCTTCGCCTGCTTCATCACCGCCAGTACCTGATCCACCGTCTGCTGTAATTTCCTGCACTGCATCACCAGCCGTTTCCCGCTGGTTGCTTTCTTTCCGCATCTCTCCATCTATTTCTGTTCTGGCTTCCATTTTTTCGATCTGATTTGAGGGGGCACTGAACAGCGCTGAAACGTCGAAAGTCCCGTCTGCGTTTCTGGTGACAGCCTCCGGCTCTGCTGCTGGCTGTTTTTCCTCCGGCACCACTTCTTCTTTTTCACCCTGATTTGAGGCGCTGTAATTGTTATGAACCCACTTCGGATCGTTCGGGTCGCTGATGCCTTCGACATATTCACCGCGCGCGGCTGCCAGTTGTTTACCAACATCAACCGGGTTTTTGGGTGGAATGTTTTTACGTGCTTCGTGCAGTTCTGCCCGTATTTTCTGGTAGCCTGCTTCTGTCTGGCTTACAGGTGGCTCATTCTCCAGCGGCTGCGGGTCCGGATGATGTTCAGTTGTGTCCTGTTCCACTGCTTCAGGCGTTGCTGGTTCATCTGCCAGTTCGCCTGTCGGGTGCTGTTTTTCTTCATCACACTGAAATCTCCCTGCCTCAATATCCCGCAGACATTTGCCCGCCTGACGAAGCCTTGCTGCATTTTCTTCATGGGTTGTTGGGGTGTTATCAGGCACATATTCGTACCAGTCCGGATCGCGAACACCATGAACGGCAAGAAAGCTTTCGCACCACGTCCGGCGAAGATCAGGATTACCGTTATGTACGGCCTTTGGCGCTTTGCGTACCAGGTCAATAATGGTTTGTCGGTCGTAGCCTTTGATGTCGGGAATAATGCCCACTGTCATCGACATTCGCTTCCAGTCTTCCCGGTCTTCGGCGATGATACGTTTTGCAAAATCCATTGCAGGACGCAGGTTATTCAGATCCAGCTCCTCACAGAAACCACAGGCGAGCTCATAGTTAATCGTTCTGTGTGTCGGTTTTTCGCTACGGCGTGGACGTTCTGGCTTATTTACCTCGTCGACAATTACTTTATGTGGCCCGGTTTTTTTAACGGGTGCAGGTTTATTCTTCAGGCGTTCAGCCCATTCCTTAACCAGCAGGCCGCGGTTAATGTGTTCAGCACTGAACCATTCCTTAAAAAACTTAATAGTGGTGCATAACTCAGGCACTTTTCCATCGACAGGAAATACCTGTTTATACGCATTCACTGCTTTGTGAATATCGTGCTCGATAGCTTTTTTGAACGGCTCTACATTTTCTGCTGCGAGTATCAGGTTCTGGACAGTGGTATTCTGAGTATCCATCTCCAGACACGCGATTTCTTTTTTCTGGTCTGTATCGACGTGATAAAAATATTCTCCATCGCCAATATACTGTGCCAGAACGCGATGGCGGAACGGCAGTGTCGCAACCACGGTCAGTTGAGGGTTTGCTGGCGGGTTATGAGATTCCTGTATCCCGTTTTCTCCGGCAGGAGTGCCAGCACCGTCGGCGAGTTCTGTTTCATCTGATTTAACAGCATAAGCTGCGCCGGGGATAAGTGTCAGGGTTTTGCCGTCTTCGCCACCGGGTTCGCGGTTTTCACAAAATTTAGTGTCAAAGACACCCTCGGGCGGAATGTCATTTTCTACCGGAAAATGTACGCGTACAGGTCTGGCAAAATCAGCTTCATCAAATCCGGCAGCATCCATAGCCAGTTCGCCACGGGAGAGGGCGAGTGACTGCTTTTTAGCTGTACACCAGAAAAAACCGGCTTTAAAGCCGAGGCGTTTCCTGGCACTTTCATTTTTAACCTTGTAATAAAATGAATATTCTTCCTGCTTAATGCTCATTGTTTTTTAACCTCAGTTAAGATTAAAATCGTTTTGCCAGTGAAAATCCTCTCCGGGTGCTCACTGGTCATGTCTCTGGTGGTGGGTCTGGTCGCTCACCTCAGCATCGTCGGGATGTAAAGCCGGGGAAGCGCCTGCATTTAATGCAGGCTTTTTTCCTTTGAGGCCTCAGACATCGCCCGCGCAAAATCACTGGCAACAGACAGGCTCTTCAATGCACCAATAACCTCCCTGGGGACGTCTTTCACTTTGAGCAACATGGCTGCTGCGGCTATAGTGGAGTCCCATGCCCCTGTTTTTTCATCTGCATATGCAGTTATTGATTTATTTATTGAATAGCCATCTTCGTTTCTGCTTAACTCGTATGAATAGCCAATAACTACCGGCATATTGTTTTGCTCGCATATCTTAAATATACGGCTGGTGAGTTCTTTTAGTTCCTGTAATACTGCTGCATCAGGCGTTGTATTTTTCATTTTTATTTCCTTTTTCAGGTTGAGTGAATCCCTGCCATTGCTGGCATGATTTAAAAAATGGTATTGTTAAATTAATCAGTTTGTCAGTGGTTCGCCTTTACCATCAAGATAAATTTCTATAACTAAATCCCGGATGGTAATATTTTCACGAATATTTGTTAACGTCAGTTTTCCCCTGGTATTAGCCGTGGCTTTATAAATCCGGTCATTATATTTAACCATTGTTCCGGGAACCGCACATTGTCGTATGACCTCCATCGTACCGTAGTGCTGGCGTTTCATTTTTCAGTCCTCCTGTTGTAATTCACTGACCCTTATTTCAAGCCAGTCAGCCACATCGCGGTGGTCGAAGTAATCAAGAAAGCTGTCGAGTTTATTTCTGGTGGAAATCCAGCGGGCTATATTTTTCTCGCCGATGACATCAAGAAGTTCCGGGGTGTCATCAACCGATTCAACCAGTTCAGATAATGAAATACCTTCAATTTCAACACCGACACGATGAATGTTTACGGGTTTAATTGTGGCGTCGGCTCCCTCCAGATAAATACCGATGGTGCTCATGGTCATATCTCCGGTTTAAAAGGGCGGAAACCAGAAAGGAATGAACTGGTACCGCCAAAGACTACACACAGCAATGTCACGGGTTCCACTCGCAACCGGAAGCGCACTGTCGCAGTGGATTAAACGACAGACCTGACAAGGGAAGGTTCTGCGTAGTGCGCTTTCGTGTTGCGCCGGATGCTTTTCTGAATCCGGCTTCCTGTCTGGCTCTTACTCACAATGGTTTCTTGTTAACCAGCGTTGTGCGCCAGCTTCAGTTTTGAAAGTTTTGCTTCTGGTAAACGTCATGGCGGTAAACGTACCGTCATTATTGGGAAATACGCCATAAACCACAGATTCATTGTTGCCTAAGTCGATTGCTTTCATTTTTCCCTCATCCGCTTAACGCCCGGCGGCGGAACGTTTTATCTACTGCGCTTGTTACTTAACAACAACTGCCGTCATGTTCGTATGCCTCAGGCTGGCTACTTGGCCCGACTCAGCAGCGGGATAACTCTTGGTATTGTCCGGCTGTTATCTGGTCTGGCGTTGTCTTGATACATCAAATGCTCACATATCGTGAGTAATTTGTCAATATGAATTGTGAGCATTATTTTCTTGGTGGGATATGGATAAGCAAAAAAAATCCCGCATTTGCGGGATTACTAAGAGGGGAGGTTAGCTCAAGAGGATGGAGTATCTTTTTTATGCTGTCTGCTTCTAAGGTATTGTTCTACATACTCATCAATTTCTTTTAATCTGATTTCAAACAGATCAAGCATACGTGTTTGCTCTGATGCTGGCAGTTGATTAAACAATTCGAGTAGCTTTTGTTGGTTATCACTCAGCCATGAGTTGGCATTTTCCTGCTTACCGAACATTAGTTCTGCGGGGGAAATGCCAAGCACTTGACCAAGCGTAATGGCATCCTCAGCTCCAATACTCCGCGTTCCAGCCTCGTAATTTGCAATGCGTGACGACCCCGACCAGCCACATAGCTTAGCCAGTCGTCCCATGCTTAATCCTCTGTTTTGGCGGATAGTTTTAAGACGTTCGCCAATTTGTTCTGCAATCGTTTTCATGTTTGGAATTTTATCACGCTACGTGAAATTGATGATACTCACGTATGTGTAGTTGACTATGCTCACGAATTGTGAATAATAAAATTCGGAGGTTTTAAATGAACAAAATTTCAACATACAGAAAACAACTGGGGCTATCTCAACGGCAGTTTGCGACTCATTTGGGATGGATACAGAGCCGTCTGGCGAACTACGAAGCAAATTTTCGCACACCCGGACTGGAGGAGTGCCGAAAAATTGTTGCCACACTTAACCATTTGGGATCTCGCTGTGTTCTTGATGATGTTTTCCCGCCTCATGTGAACGATAGCAGAACCATATTAGCGAAGGTGAACAACCATGATCACCCCTGAAACAGCCAGTCAGGCATTATCGTCATGGCTGGCATATCTACAGATAACCCAGGAAACAGCCACGCAGCTGATCACCCGCGCATTCCTGGAGCAGCCGGCGCGACCGGAAATAGCGGTTCACCGTATCGAGCGTGACGACGGAACGGTGGATTACGACGCATGGCGCCGTAACCGGATAAACATTTTTCAGCGCTGGCGGAAACGGGAAACGGCGGAGCACTGCGAGAAATTCTCTGCACTGACCCCCGCTATTCTGGAGGCGATCCGCAAAAGTGCGCCGGAACTGCATAAACGAATAACGGCAGGGCAGAGCATTGAATACCTGCTTTCACAGCTTTTAAAAAAACCGCAGTGGCAAGCGCGGTACTTCTTGGCGCGCCGCTGGCGGATTTTGAGCGGGAGTGTGACGAGGCCATATATGCGTTACAGGCTTTACGTAACGGTTATCGCCAGCAGCACCAGAGACATGACCAGTGAGTAATTTTTCATTTTTTTCAGATCGCCCGTAAAAGAGCGTAGAGAGGCTTTATGGCCGCACTTCCATACATGCAGCTTTACATCGCTGATTATCTGGCGGACACCATGCACCTTTCTGCCGAGGAGCATGGCGCTTACTTATTGCTGATGTTCAATTACTGGCAGACCGGAAGGGCTATACCGAAAAACAGGCTGGCAAAAATTGCACGGGTCAGCAATGAACGCTGGGGAGCCGTAGAAGAGTCGTTGAAAGAATTTTTCACTGATAACGGCACTGAATGGGTTCACAAGCGTATCGAAGATGACCTGGCAGCAGTCAGGGAAACCCTGGCAAAAAGGTCAGCGGCAGGAAAAGCATCTGTTCAGTCCCGAAGGAACAAAAAAGGAACACAATCGGCCAGTGAAAGTAACACGTGTTCAACAGGTGTTGGCCCGGTGTTTGAACAGGAGGCCAACAAAAAGGGAACTAATAAAGATAAAGATCTAAAAGAGTTAAACCCCACACATAACGCGCGCGTGCGCGAGAGTGCTCCGACCAGTCAGCCTGGAATTGCACAACAGCCAGTCGTGACTGAACCGGAGTACCGGGAAGGACTGAACGAACCGATCGGGAAATTTTCAATGACGGGTGACTGGCATCCTTCGCTGGATTTCCGACAACGGGCCGCCCAGTGGGGCGTTGCGTTACCAGAGCCGGAGTATTTACCTACGGAGCTTGTCGCGTTCAGGGATTACTGGGCGCCGGAGGGAAAGGTGTTCACGCAAATCCAGTGGGAGCAAAAATTCGCCCGCCACGTAAACCACGTCAGGGCAAAGGCGAAACCAGCCAGCAGGGGAGAAAACCATGCAGGAATTCAGCCAGACAGCACCGCATCGCGGGCAGTACAGCAAATCAGGGCAGCCCGCGAGCAGTGGGAACGTGAAAACGGAAACGTCAGCGACGGAAACGGCCTGGCGACTCTGGGAAGTCATGGGGGAAATTTATTCGAACCGGTGGACGCAGAAGAACGGCGCAGCACCTTCGAAGCTGTGGGTGGCCCAGATTGGAGCAATGACTGAGCGCCAAATCCGGCTGATTTGTCAGCAGTGCATGGAGCGATGCAGAGCGGGTCAGACATGGCCGCCGGATCTGGCTGAGTTTATTTCACTGGTTTCTGAAAGTGGAGCTAATGCGTTTGGTCTCACGGTTGATGCGGTGATGGCGGAATATCGTCACTGGCGTAACGAGTCCTGGCGCTACTCCGGCAGTGATAAATATCCGTGGCCTCAGCCGGTTCTGTATCACATCTGCACCGAGATGCGCAGAACGGGCGTTGAGCACCAGATGACGGAAGGCGAACTGAAACGACTTGCAGAACGGTTACTGGCGAAGTGGACAAAACACGTCGGTAATGGTTTCAGCATACCCCCGGTACGCCGCCAACTGGCAGCGCCGCGCCATCCGGCAGGGCCAACTCCGGCACAACTGATGATGGAGGAATTCAGACGGCGTAAGGCGGCGGGAAGGCTTTAACAGGGGGGACTTATGAGCAGAAATTACACACCGGCGCAGAAAGCTGAAATACAGAAGCGCCTGACGGAACTGGTACGAACCCACGGTCGGATGACGTTTGGAGAACTGCGGAAGATAACGGGGTTAACCATTTTTACAGCCCGCCACTACCTGGAAAAGGCGGAAAGTTGTGGGGATCTGTATCAGGCCGGGAGAAGCGGTATTTTCCCTTCGGAACGGGCTTTCCGGCTTTGGAAGCAGAAACGTGAAGATGCCAGGATTAACCGCTTTCTGAAAACACCGGAAGGTGTGGTGAGTTCCTACGACCGGACCAGAAACGTTATCTGTACGGAGTGCCGGAACAGCGTGACGATGCAAAGGGTACTGGCATTTTATCGGGGAAATTACCGGGAGGCGAAATCTGCATGAAAATCGAATACCAGGAAGGAGGAGCTGAGTCCCGTCTGGTTATCACCAGTGGTTTTCTTTGGTGGAGAAAACATATCCATCTGGTTGATGAAATTCTGTTGCGTGTGCCGCAACTGCGGGCGGTGAGTGAGGGATTTTTTATCGTGACGACGACCGTCAGTGGATTTACAGCGGATGTGCTACGGGCGGAAATGATTGTTGAAGGTATGGGGTACAAGGTGATGAACGCCGAAATGATACATAACAGTTGCGTGGAGGCTGACAAATAGCTGGCGTAACACAAAGCGTTGAGTACAATTGCTGCGGGTGCTTGAGGCTGCTTGCCTGGAGCATTCGTGAAAGGCAGACAGAGAAAAGCCCCAGTTAACATTCGGCGTCTTGCAGGACGCTTAACATTAAACTGAGGCCAATCCAATGCTTGAACAACTGAAGATTAGCCTCTTAACCGTAAGAAATCAACTTACAGGAGGCTGTAATGCGAAGGAACTATGTGTTTTGTCTGGTTGTTGTTTGTATCACCATTCTGATTTTGGTCTGGATGGTTCGGGGTTCACTTTGTGAACTACATATCAGGCAGGGAAACACAGAGCTTTCGGCGTATTTAGCCTACGAAGTTGAACAACGTTAAGAGCATCGGCGGGGAGAAATCCCCGCCATCTCTGATGTAACAGGTACTTCAATGCACCCGCACTTAACCCGCTCCGGCGGGTTTTTTAATGCCCGGAAAATGAGCGTGTCAAAAAATAACCAGTTATAAGATTATAAATAGAACACAGAGAAAATGTCATTGCATGCGGTCAAAAAATAGTCAAATTTATTAATAATGATAATTAGTAGACTCCTATATATTCATGGTGAGAATGAAGATGCTTTAAAAATGCTCAAGTTCGTTATCTATGGAGACACCGTGAAAAAATTAAATAAAACATTCACTTGTAAATATGCTGTTATTCGCCGTGATGACATGACAGTAATTGCTGAAATGGATTTTTTTCCTGACTGCAACAGGTCATTGATGTATCGGGATGGCCGCTATGTCCGGTTTCTGCCGTTGTTGCAAAATGACATCATGGGGAGCGATAGCCTGATTAATGAGCTGACTATCAGGGCAGGTTATCATGAATAATCATCCTTTGTTATACTCGTCTGCGGGCTGAACTCCCAATCTACTGCGCCACCGGAGAGAACGATGGCGCATTTACAACTGGTCAAGCAAACCTCATCAGGGCTTCTGCTCCCGGCGACGCCGGAGAGTGGGGATTTCCTGCGCTCAGTAAAAATCGGTGAGTGGATACACGCCGATTTTAAGCGTGTCCGCAACTACGCCTTTCATAAACGATTTTTTAAACTCCTTCAGCTTGGTTTCGACTACTGGACGCCAAAGGGCGGCACGGTCACATCGCGGGAACAGAAACTTATCTCCGGATTCGTTAATTTTCTTTGCGACTCCGCAGGCCAGGAATATACCCCGGTCCTTAACGAGGCGGCGGAACAGTACCTCCATAACGTAGCTACCCTGCGAACCGGGGATGTCGCCCTTCTTAAATCTTTCGATGCCTTCCGGGAATGGGTAACCGTTCAGGCCGGGTTTTATACCGAGCATTTTTATCCGGATGGCAGCCGCGGGCGCCGGGCGAAATCCATAGCGTTCGCCAGTATGGACGAAACCGAGTTTCAACAGGTCTATAAGGCTGTGCTGAACGTCCTGTGGAACTGGATTCTGTTTCGTAAATTTTCCTCTCCGGAAGAAGTTGAAAACGTGGCCGCGCATCTGCTGGAGTTCGCATGAAAATGACATGGTTTCAGCATCCGGCGTGTACCACTGAAGAGGCGGATGAGCTGGTGAAGCAGTACCGGCGCAGGGGGGTAAAGACGGAGCGCAGCCTGAATCATGACTGTATTCACTGGACGGTAAGCGCCCTGTTACCGGAATTCGGGCATGTGCCAGTACGGAGGCGTGCGTGCTCTTATCTGAAATGAAAACTTACCGCAGTAAAAAATGGCTGGCAGCCGTCGGGCAGATTGAGCAGTGCGTGCTGTGTGGTCGGTGGGGAACGCAGGTCGCGCACATGAATGAAGGCAAAGGCATGGGAATGAAAACGGATGACTGCGCCACGGCGGCTATTTGTCAGGAATGCCATCATGAAATCGATAACGGCAGTCACCTGGACAGGGAAGAGCGCCGGTGTCTGATGAACAGGGCGATCGTACTGACAGTGATTAAACTTGTACGCATGGGAAAGGTGGTACCGAAATGATTTATTCAACCAGTGCCGGAAAACCGGGCGAATATTTTCGACTGAATACACTGGAAAGCGTGTGGATTCAGGGAAAACTCCGTATGTGGGGACGATGGTCATACATCGGCAGCGGTAAACCCGGCAATATGTTTAACCAGTTGCTGGCCTCCAGAAAACTGACAAAAACAGCCATCAATGAGGCTTTACGCAGTCTGAAAAAATCAGGAACAAGCAAGCCAGAGCTGGAGGCCTTTCTTCGTGAAATGATGAACGGGAAACAAAAAAGCTGGCTGGCGCATTGTACTGATTCCGAAGCAATGTTGATTGACCGCGTGATTGGTACTGTATTAGCTGAATATCCGGCGCTGAAAAAGTTGATTCACCAGCGTTACGAAGGGCGGGGAATGAGTAAGCGCAAAATGGCTGAGCGATTGCAGAACGTTAATCCGGAATGGTGTTTTAGCACATGTGAGAAACGTATCGCGCACTGGCTGAAGGTTGCTGAATATATGCTATATCGGCCAATGCATGATGAATTTTGTTATAGCTAAAAAAGTATTGCTTTTTTACGTATAAACTGCTTCAATTCCGCTATGCTTCGCAAAGCTGTATCGCGAGGCGAATAACAGACATGAACACAAAAAGAACCCGCCATTGAGCGGGTTTTTTATTAATACCTCCATAAAAGTAATCAAAAATGTTGACATGGTAAGCATAAATGTTTACTATAATGACATGTTCAACAGAATGGAGGAGTGGTGAAGCAAAGCGAGTTCAGGCGGTGGCTTGAATCTCAGGGGGTCGAAGTTTCAAACGGTACTAACCATCTGAAACTGCGATATAACGGGAATCGAAGCGTAATGCCAAGACATCCTGGCGCCGAGATAAAAGAACCACTAAGAAAGGCGATACTCAAGCAGTTAGGCCTGAAATAACAAACCAGCCCTCCGGGGCTGGTTACCCGAACAGCTTCACCAGGATAAATATGCGATATCCAGTAGTATTAACGCCAGACAGCGGCGGATATGTTGTCTCGTTCCCGGATATACCGGAAGCCCTTACTCAGGGTGATTCGCGGGAGGAGGCGTTGAAAAACGCGCTTGATGCGCTTGTTACGGCCTTCGAATTTTATTTCGAAGACGGGGAGCGCATACCAGAACCGGGTAACGTGACAGATGATTTTGTCGAAGTACCGGCAAGTGTGGTAGCGAAGGTTATGCTTTTGAACACCTGGATTAGTTCCGGCTTAACTCAGGTTGAGCTGGCGCAACGTATGGGTATCAAAAAACAGGAAGTGACCAGATTGTTTGATCTGAAGCACTCGACGAAAATCGACACGATACAGAAAGCGCTGGCAGCGCTTGGAAGACGGCTTGAAATATTAGCTGCGTAAATTATACCCCTGATTTTCTGTATACCACTGCCACGTAGCGGGGATTGGCTCCCGCACCCATCACAAGGCTGCGCTATTGCGCGGCCTTTTCTTTTTCCACTTACCCGACATCCGGGTAGTCCATTTCCCGGACAGGGGAAGTTATGACAATGGATAAACATACGACATGGCTGGCCTACATCTGGGCATTAATCAGCGGCATATGCGCACAGTGGACGTTAAACGACTATGGCGCGCTGATAGGTATTGTTCTGGGTATTGGTACGTTTCTGGTTAATAAGCATTACAAAAAGAAATCAGAGCAGGCTCAGGCAAGGCAGGCTGCCGCGATGGAAGAGCGTAACAGGCTAATCGCCAGGATTCTGGAAAAAAACGACCATGACAGCACGTTAAAGATGCTGGCGGTATCTGAAATGCCGGAGGGCAGTAATGGCGCTCAGGACAAAAGTTAAATACGGTCTTTCCGCCGCCATGCTGGCGCTGATTGCCGCCGGTGCCAGCGCACCGCAACTACTCGACCAGTTTTTGCAGGAGCGGGAAGGAAATACGCTGGTGGCCGTTCGTGATAACGGCGGCGTCTGGTCAGTATGCCGTGGCGTGACTCGTATCGATGGTAAACCCGTTGTGAAAGGCCAGCGACTGACGCAAAGCCAGTGCGACCATTACAACGCCATCGAGCGGGATAAAGCGCTGGCATGGGTAAATAAAAATGTTCATATACCGCTGACCGAACCGCAGAAAACCGGTATTGCGTCGTTCTGTCCGTATAACATCGGTCCCGGTAAATGTTTTCCGTCCACGTTTTACCGGAAACTGAACGAAGGAGATCGCAAAGGAGCATGTGCAGAAATTCGCCGTTGGGTATATGACGGCGGCAAAGATTGCCACAACCGGAAAAATCAGTGTTACGGCCAGGTGATACGCCGCGACCAGGAAGCAGCACTGACGTGTTGGGGGATAGACCAGTGAAATGCTTACCCACAACGGTATGTTTTGTCGCGGCGGCTTGTCTTGCCGCTCATGGTATTGACGGCTGGGGATGGTTTCTCTTTATCGGCGTTATTCTGGTATGAACCGTATAACCTTTACTGCCATCATCCTTCTGCTGATGGTTGCCATAGCGCTGGCGTGGACGACTGACCACTACCACGGTAACGCGGTGCGCTATAAAGACCAGCGCGACACCGCCACTCACAATCTGAAACTGGCGAACGCGACAATTACCGACATGACGAAGCGCCAGCGTGACGTTGCCGCCCTCGATGCAAAATATACGAAGGAATTAGCCGATGCGAAAGCTGAGAATGATGCTTTGCGCGATGACGTTGCCGCTGGTCGTCGTCGCCTGCTCGTCAACGCCACCTGTCCCGCAATGCCGACAGGTAAATCCACCTCCGCCGCCAGCGTGGATAATGCAGCCCGCCCCAGACTGGCAGACTCCGCTGAACGGGATTATTTCACCCTCAAAGAGCGAGTGACAACAATGCAAAAGCAACTGGAAGGGGCGCAGGACTATATCAGAACACAGTGCCTGAGATAGGAGTTTTGTTGTTTTCTTGGATATGCGGGATTGTTCTGGTAAACAAAAATCCCCGCCGAGGCGGGGCTGGTATTTACTCTATATCGATGCCGAGGCTTTCAGCATCAGCCCTGGTGAGGGTAATTCCCTCCGGGTGGTCATAGCGAGCGCCAAAATCAGAGCCGACCGGGAAAACATTAGCGTCAAGACGTGTTACTGATTCACCGCTGTCTGCAAACAGAATATCGACGTTGCCTTCTGAATTGATGCGGCCAAAAACTTCATTGATTGTAGTCATTTTAGAATCCTCGTGGCTATCGGTTGGGACCATTCCCTGACCGTGAAAAGATAGTATCATGTACGTTTAAAACGTACAATCATTTATTTGGTTGGTTTGCCCATTTTTTCGCGATTGATTCCAGGTTGGACAGATACGTGACCTCGTAAACAGCGTTATTCATCTCGTCAATTGCCGCCTTGCGGTTCTGTTCGTCTGCGAACTCGTAACGCTCGGCAATTTCCGCGATCATTTCGATGGTGACATCATCACCGCGCATTTTATCGGAGTTGGCAATATCCAGTACGGTCTGGAATTTACGCGCCAGAGCATCAGGCAGCTCGCTTGCGATTGTTGTTGATACGCGGGATTTCCCACTCAGCCAGCGACGGATTGTCAGCTCGTTAACACCGATAACACGCGCCATCGGGGTGATCCATTTTGGGCCAAACAGTTCAGTACCGATTTTTTCCAGTTTTTCTATATTAGTCATTTTATTTCTCCGGTAGCCCAGTCGAATCGGGGCGGATTGATTAGTTAGCGTATACGTAGCAAATGGACTCACCCTCAAACATCGGGTTGATGCCGCGACATTCGATATCGTAATCACCGCAGAGCCATGCACGACCGTGGTTTAACCCATTGTTCTCAGCTACTGACAGCAGTTCAACATAGCGACTGGTTTTTTTTGCTGCTGTTTTCGCTTTAACCATTGCTGATTTTGCCTCATCCCAGGCTTTAGTCATGGCATCAGACAGGCAGTTACGAACGCTGTAGTTTTTGCTATTGCGGAAAATCCCGGACTTCAGCACTGCATAAGTTTCGCGAGCGATTTCCCATGCGCGGGTCATGATAGATTTGGTGTCGTAGATGAATTTAGTCATTTTGAAATCCTCGTGGATATCGGTTGGAACCATTTCCTGACCGTGAAAAGATAGTATCATGTACGTTTAAAACGTACAACTAATATTTTATTGCCTATCCCTTATTTAACCGCGCCGTCCTGTCGCTGTCTCACCATCTTAACGAAGACCACGCCGCCTTTGCGGACTATCCTCGTGCGAGTGGATGGGGTTAATCAATAACAGGGAATACCGCGATTTACCCGCTCAATACCGTATTCAACATTGCGGGGTTTACGCGCATAGCGGCTTGTCTGCGCCGTGGTAGAAGAAGCAGTTATTTATAAGGTTCTGCAATGAGGAGTTGCCAGTGAAGCAAATCGGAAAACTCACGCTGACAATCGACATGAAAGAGCATGTAGCCCGCTCTCGTGAAGTGCTGGATGAAATACAGCGTCGCATTAATTTGATGGACCCAGGAATCACTAAAGATGATGCGCTCAAGTCCCTGCTGCTTGATATCACCTATGACTACCTTGAGGCTGTCAAGTATATAAATAAAACGGAGTAACGAATGAGCAAACCGGACTGGGAGGCCATCGAGACGGCATACC